TCGAATTGCTTCGCATTTTGTTTTATCGTGTTCCTCTTCTTTTCTATAAGTATCTACACTACACGTTCCGCCTCTAGCATGACACTTATTGCAAATCACAAAATATGCAACTTTCGAATATCTTGTCTTTTGACCAATTCTTAATTTAGTCCACCCGCAGAACGGGCATGGTTTTAATTCTTTTTCTTTGATATTAATCATGTTTATCACTCCTATCAATTATTAAACACTATAACGTATTCATATTTTTTTGATTCATATTTATACCTTTCTGTATTTTTCAATGTCTTCTTCTCTCGCAAATTTACAATATGGATAACAATAACTGTCTCCTTTAGAAGACCAAGATGTTCTACCTTCAGAAAAAACTTCGAATTTATAATCATTAGCTAAATTACAATATTTACAAAAGTATCTTCGAATCCATAGATCATTTTTGTCATTTCCTACCAACACGGGCGTATCTACAGGTACCATGCTCCAGTCAATTTCTGGTTCCTTATATCCAGAATTTGCCCATTTTTGAAAATCCATATCGCAATGATCTGAACTATAAAAATCACAATCATAACAACTTAATTCTCCACATGAACGCACTTCTCCATTTTTGACTCCACATGTATCATGATTAACAGCGATCTCAAAAATCTTATCTTTATATTTTTCTTTATTTAGCATTTTCTTCACCTCTTATACTTCATCCTCTATCACGTCTACACTAACTACTACCAGAAATCCATTTTCAATTTCTTGTTCTGGATTGTTCCACTCCCAAGATTCAATAACCTCTTCTTCGAGACTATAGTTATCCACATTCAACGGAACAATTCTTCCATACCATTGTTATTCTCCTAACGAAATATCGCTTTCATTATATAATCCCAAGTGTTTCATCTTCATAATTACACTCTTTTGCTGCGTCAAACATTTCTTCGTATTCTGACAGATTGAATGTTCCAATGGTACATTGAATAATCATATGTATAATTCGCCTATACATGACATTAACAAATAATTGATTATTTTCTCCGAATGTCACGTCCATAAAAAGAAATTTTGCTTTATCAGGATCTCTTTTTATAATTTCTAATGTTAAAGGATAAAGAAACAAATGAAGTGCAAACGGTACGTCAACTGTAATATCATCGCATCCATAGTGTTTATGATAATATGAATTCATTGCTTCTAGTTCGTTTTTATGTAGACTCTTGTTATACCAACCCTTACAAATCAGATAGATATCCGTCAATGTCTTGTTCTCCATCGTTATTCCTCCAATCAATTCACATCCATTTTCGCTCCACAGTTCGGACAGAAGTTTGATTTTACTTTCTGATTCGCATAATCAGACCTGTACACTTTCTTTCCGCATTCAGAACAATACACACCTGCATTACTATAATTATCTAAAACATTCCATTTACCATGTTTATAATGTTCCAAACATGAATGACAAATCCATGGATCGTAAATTTTCCTGTCTTTTAATCTCATCCAACCGCATTCTTTTGGACTATACTTATCTTTCTTAGAATCCAAAACTTTGCCGCATACATGACATCTACATTTATGTCTGCCATTTCTCCATCTTTTACCGTCTATGTTTATGATTTTATTTTCAATTCTGCAATACAACTTCAAAAAAGATGTTTCTGCTAAAACTAACTACCATATTTTATTCTCCATCAAAATAAACATTAACTGAATAGAACATTATAATCTCCCCTCTTCTAGTAACTTAATTAACCATTTAGAAAATGAATACGTTGAAAATAACATAACAATCGCTAAGATAAAGAACCATTTATGTATCACTGGAATCAGCGCAACAGATATAATAATAGGAATAAAATATACTGATAATGTTATTTTGACCACATTGCCCGTTTTTCTAGCTGCATTCTTAAATGGTTTTGATTCTATAATCTTATTTAATCTCTCAAGCATAATTCTTCTAACAGATTCCAGCTTCTTCAGCTTCAAATTTTGCGACCGCATCATATACGATTTTCTTTACAACATCTTTATCTTTAAAAATATTTCTATTGGATAACGGCAATGTACCATCGTAACTTTTTAAATAGTTATGTTTAGATCTATTAATATTTGTTTTAATAGGTTTGTTGTCGTATACAATATCAAAAAATTTGATTCCATTTTCACGCATAATAAAATAAATACCGTAATGAACTTTTACATTTTTTAATTCTGCATTTTTGTAAATATCATATTCTTCTACACGCATATCCAAACAACCGTCATTGTCGTGTAAACAAATATATCTTTCTGCATCTTCACGATTGTCAAACACTTCTTCAATTGCGTAATCTGAATACGTTCCAGATGTAACAATATATACTTTATTCATTTCGCCCTTCAACCTTTCTTACAAATATTTGATCTTTTTTAATTTCTTCCCATGTTCTAGGGCAATAATTGATCCAACCCATCATTGCACCAACGTTATAAGCATAAGGAAGGTTTTTGAATTTCTTCACTTCTTTATTCTCTATATTTAATTGTCTTACTTTATATCTGAGTTTTTCCAGAGAATCCTGATAGATAGTGTCATCGAAATTACCATGTGTATGACCATAAAGAAGAACTGTATCTTTATAACAACCATTCCACGAGAAGATAGGATAATGAGAAAGCACAAGTTTTTGATTAATACCATTGTAATTATCAGTAAGTTCAAAATAATCAACCACAGTTTCAAATAACTGTTTTACCCTATAATCTTTCAATCCTGACTCATCATGATTTCCGACCACTAAAATTTTTTTAGATTTGAGTCTTGAAATGACAGAACATAAATATTCATTATCTTTATTATTGCCACATCTACCAATATCTCCTAAAATGAATGTTGTATCATTATTATTGACAACAGAATTCCAATTCTTCACAAGAATCTCATCATGCTCCAATGTACGATGCTCAAAAGAATTCGTACATCCTATGTGTAAATCTGCAATATATCTATACATTACTTTTCTCCATTAATTCTTTGCAGACATGTATTAAAACCTGCTGTCCAACCACGATCGAAACTACAAAGATCTTCATCTCCGTTTTCTTCTTTTGGTAGTTCCTTTAATGGACACCATTCTGGTTTATTGTTACAATAACCATTTTCACAGATAATTTCTTTACATAAACTTTTATCTTCCTCGTCTGCTGTCACAGAACAGCAAGCTTCAATTCCTTCATCTAATTCGAAACAAAACATACAGTCTAAACATGTTTTAGGTGTATCCATTATTAATACTGATTTATCCATATTATGTTCTCCCTCAATTCAATAATTCTTTGTCAATAATCTGGAAGTTAGCTCTATGAATATATAATGCTTTTCCGTCGATCATTAATTTTGTCGTTTTCGGCAGATCTTCACATACTTCATAATACACACTATCACCAGAATAGGCACAAATCGGATCACCAAGTTGAGACTGGATGACGACCACACGAGCTTTCCCAAAATAATTCTTAAATCTATTGACAACGCTTGCAATGATAACATTCTCTCCAAGACTACCATCGGTTTTACTATTAATTACTTCTGGACTTTGAAAATCCACATCAGGATTTAGTCCTTTTTCCGCAAAAATCATTGTAGTTCCACAGTTCTCCACTTCTTTGCCATCAATTGTGACCGTAACTACGCTGGACAATTTTTTCGTATACCCCCAACTGCCATCTGAATACGTTTCTTCTTCTACAATATTGGAATCCAGGTCAATTTTCTGTCCACTCATATCCATGAACTTTTCACCTTCATTCGTATAGAACGAAGCATTATATGTATTACCCGTGATGGAACCATTGAGATCGTTTACTTCGCTATTCAACCCTTCACATCCAGTAAGGCATGATACCGCAAGTGCTGCCATTAGAATTCCTGCTACTAATTTTTTCTTCATATGTATTTTCTCCTTTATTTTTATAAATGTCACCCGTAGCTATGACACCACGGATGACAAAATATTATTCTCCAATACTTACGATGACTAATCTATTTTGACATTCATACTGTTATCATAAGACCATTCTTTAAAGTATTTTTCTTCTGCTTGTTTACGCGCCTTAACAGCATCGTCAAAATTGCTAAATACTCCAAGGTATATTCGTTTCCCATCTTTTCTAATATAAGCCGTCCATTTTTGAGTCCCTTTGTGAAAACAAACACCAGTTACACCAGAAGTATTATTTCTTGCCCTTGTTCTATTTACGTTATTATCCGAAATTGTTCCTATTCGTAAATACTTTTTCCGATTATCATATGTATTATGTTTAATATGATCCACCCGTTCTCCCTTCTGTGGATTCATAATAATGTTCTGCATGAAAATACAATTATCACCATCAGGTACAGTTGTTGCATAATGCCCATTGTCATGCCAACGATAATTTTTAATCTTATCATAATCTTCCAGATCAAAATAAAATTCTTTATTGGTATTCGTTGTCCATCCAATTCCATATTCTCCAGATAAATCATACACATTATCTTTTGAATTTTCTTTTCGAATTTTTTTAAGATTTTCGGATCTTAAACAACCACATGATTTTACATTTCCGTTTCTTAGATTGTCTCCTAATACATTAATTATTGTTTTTTCTTCACAAGAGCACTGGCATTCCCATTGAACATAGTGTCTCCCAGTCTTTTCGTCAACATAATCTTCAATACGTCTAAGAACCGTTAAACGGCAAAATTTTTTACCAGTTAAATCAATCAATTTCAAATTACGACCTCCTCATCTTAGATGTTTCCAAAAATTTCATTCTTGACTTTATATTCTCTATAGTCTTTTTCAATATTTCCTATAAAATTTTCTTTGTTAGTGAACGAGTTATAGCAAACTTCATGCAGAAGCATATTTGGAATATATTTATGATTATTAATCATCAA